GGCCGGCGACTGGATCAAATTCGAACTCACCACCCTGGACAAGCCCGAGGTTTGCCAGATCGCGGACCTGGCTGACATCGACCCAGATGCCGTGGTCGGCAAGCTGATGCGCGTATGGGGCTGGTTCGACCAGCAAACTGAAAACGGTAACGCTCCGAGCGTTAGTAAAAAGTTACTCGACCGCCTGGTTGGCGTTACCGGTTTCTGCGAGCACATGAAATCTGTTGCCTGGATGATCGAGGTCGATGGTGTTATCAGCCTTCCGCATTTCGACAGGCACAACGGTAAGACCGCTAAAAACAGGCTTCTCACTGCAAAACGGGTGGCTAACCACAAGGCAAGTAACGGTAAAAGTAACGGCGCGAGCGTTAGCGGTGCGTTACCTAAAGAAGATGTAGAGAAGAATAAAGAACCTCTCTCTGCACGAGGTCCCGTTGACCCTCGCATGCCCAGCGAGATGACACTCGACTGGAATCCTGATGACAAGCTGCTGAAGACCTACTCGGTTCATTCTGGCGTAGCGATGGACCTGTTCACTGAAGAAGCGCGCCGGGCATTCACTGCTCACTACGAGCCGCGCGGCCAAGTGAACACTCAAGCTGAGTGGGTGCAGATGCTAGTCAAGTGGGTGCTGAACGACAAGAACCGAGCGGCTGCCAACAACGTCACGCCCATTCGCCAGAGGCCAGCAGCTGCTTCGGACTTCGATGACGACAGCACCGACTGGCAAAACGGGGTGCAATCGTGATGAAGCAGGTATCCGCAGTCACCCAAGGACTTTGGGCCAACCCCGCAGCCGGCGACTTCATCTCGAAAGATGAGATCCAAGCTCCCCAGGATGAAGGCCGCCGCCAGATGGCCGTGGCGATCAACGATCTGTTCACTGAGCTTCGCCTGATTCGTTCGGCGTGGCGTCAGGCATGGCCGGACAAGGAGACCTACCGCGCCGCCAAGGTCCAATGGATGCAAGCCTTCCTCGACGAAGGCATTCGCACCCAGGGCCAGATCGAATTCGGCATGATCAAGGCCCGCAAACAGGTTTCCGATTTCATCCCGAGCCCGGGTCAGTTCATCGAATGGTGCAAGCCGACCCCGGAAATGCTCGGGCTTCCACCTCTGGCAGCTGCTCACCGGGAGGCCGTGCGGAACGCCCACCCAGGCATGGCAGGGCAGGGTAAGTGGTCGCACGATGCTGTCTGGCACACGGCCAAGGAGTGCGGGTTCGAGAGCCTGAACAAGCTCGATGCTGCGCTGAGCCTGAAGCTGTTCGACCGGAACTACACGATCACCATCCGGCGCTTGCTCGACGGCTTGCCGCTGCAGCAAATGCCCAAGGCGCTGCCCGCCAAAGTCGACGCCCGAATCACCCCTGAGGTAGGGAAGGGCGCTATCGCCGAACTGCGTGCCCGGTTGGCAGGAGGCTCACGATGAGCAAGCTCACGAATGCCGCCCGCGATCGCGACTGCCAGGTCCGGTTCCCAGGCTGCTCCTGCGAGCCATCCACCACCGTCCTGGCGCACTACCGATTGGCCGGCACCTGCGGCATAGGCATGAAGCCAAACGACTTCCAGGCGGCCTGGGCCTGTGGCTATTGCCATGACATCGCAGACGGCCGTCTTCGTGCGCCCGGGGAGCTGACCAAATACGAGATCCGCCTATTCCTCGCCGAGGGTGTCATGCGCACCCAGGACATCCTGATCAGCGAAGGGAAGGTGAAGCTTTGAAGCCATTCGTTCCGCAGGTCTTCGCCGCGAAGCCGGTGCGCGCCAAGTCCATCGACCGCGAGGGCCTGGAGCAGGCCGCACTGATCAAGGAAATCAGCCTGCGCTATCCAGCTGCCGCCAAGCTGATCTACCACGTCCCGAACGGCGGGCACCGGCACAAGCTGGTGGCGATCAAGCTGAAAGAACAGGGGGTGAAGGCCGGCGTTCCTGACCTGGTGCTGCCCATGGCCCGCGGCGGTTACTTCGGGCTGTACATCGAGTTCAAGGCGACCGCGCCGCATGACGCCGCCGTTTCCCCGGCCCAGGACGCTTACCTGCAGGCGCTGACCGATCAGGGTTACCTGGCCATCGTATGTCGTGGGCACTTCGACGCCATTGAGGCAATCCGGGCCTATCTCCTTCAACCTCAAACCAGGGCTGCCGCATGACTCAACCCAAGACATTAACCGTAACTCTCTCTGATGCCGAGATTCGCCGCCATGCGGTCAGCGAGGTGCGCGACCTTCGGGACGCCCGCCAACCTGCGTTCAGGTTTCGGTACAAGAAGGACCGCAACAAAGGGTCTTGGTACCTGGTCGTGGGTAGCGCGTGGAACAAGATCGCGAATTTCCCCGACCTGAACACTAAACAAATGCTAGCGGCCCTGCCGTCGGTGCGTGCTCGCTTGATCACCGAGCCTGAGGCAGGCACGGCGATAGGGACCTGGGCGACGGTGGGTCAGCTGCTTGAATGGTTCGACGATCGCATGGGCCGCGACCGCAACCTTTCCTCCAAGCGCAAGACCACTGCGCGATCGGTAATGAGCAAGCATCTTCGCCCTCGCCTTGGCGACCTCCTCCTGTCCGACGTGAACAAGTCCGAGATAGACCAGCGATTGATGTGGCCCCTGCAGGCTGAGCTGTCTCTTGAATACCTGCGCCTGATCTTTCGGTTGCTGGTGTTGGCGTTTCGCCAGGCGGCACGTCTTGGCCTGATCGAAACGAACCCCATGAATGCGATCCGATTCAGCGACTTCTCCAAAACAAAGATCAAACCCAAGGCGGCACGACTGCGTGATGTCCAGGTGGAGGAGGTGCTTTCCGGTCTGGCTACGAAGTTCAACTCAGTCCCGGCTGATGCGATGTTGGCGCTGATGATGCTGTGCCATGGCTCACGTGCCGGCGAAACGCGGATGGCTGAATGGTCGGACTTCAGTTTTGAAGAGCGCCAGTGGCACATCCCGGCTGAGCACACGAAGACTCGGTGTCAGTTGACCCTTCCTCTTACCGCTCAGGTGTGTGCCTTGCTGAAGCGATATCACGCAGCCCAGGCGGCAACGGGCTACCAGGGCAAGTACCTGTTTCCGTCCCGTGGCGGCAAGCCACTGACCGACAGCCAGGCATGCGCCGTGTTCACCCGCTTGGCCGGAGGCGAATGGACAAGCCATGACCTGCGCAAGGTGGCCAGAACAGGCTGGGTTGATCTGGGTGTGGACTTCCTCATTGGTGAGCTGCTGTTGAACCACGCGATGGGTCACAACGTGCAGGCATACATCCACACGTGGGTGGAGGCAGGCAAGCGAGAGGCGCTGGAGAAGTGGCACGAATGGCTAGACGGGCGTGGGTTTGCCGCGATCCACACCATTGCAGAGCCATTATGCGAAGTTTCCCGCATTCCGGTAGAGGCCGCGAATTGCGTGGCGTCTAGCCAAATCAACGACAAACCATAGGCGAGGTTTAAAAATGACTGGAATCGGAATTACTTACTTCCGCCAAGGCGCTGCTTATGCGTTTCGCCGCCGCGATATGGTCCCTCGAGTTGGCGATTTCCTGCGCTTCGCTGACGAGCATTGCGAGGTAGAGACAGTGGTTTGGGATGAGCCACGGGACGGCGAACCGAGCGTATTGATCGCGCTGAAAGAGCCGGAGGCAAAATGAGCAATCCAGTGCTTTATTGGCAATGCGAGCCGGGGATTGGGCTTATCCGCTGTGTTAGCGATGCCCGCTATCGCAAGTTCTCGCCGCGTACCCGTATGCGGTATTCGCCGGTCTTGGTGGTTGCGGACGAGTCGCTTCGCAAGGATGCCGAGCGTTATCGGTGGTTCCGCAATCACTCTCTCCAAATCGTGCACGCGTCGAGCGGTACGTGGGTCCATGACCTGGACAAGGTGATAGATGCAGCAATGGCGAAGGTCGACGTATTCGATGTGCCGCTGATGTGTCGCCAGCGCATGGCTGCCGAAGGCCTGCCATACCCTCGATCGTCTTGCTACTCCTGTGGTCAGTTCTCGCCCAAATCGCGTGAATGTGACGGCCTGATCGCTGCTCGGTTGAAGGGGGGCAAATGAAGAAGTCTCACGGGCCGGCATTGCGCCGAGAGCTGAAATTTATCGTTGAGTGCAGCGTCTGCCGAGGTACCGGCATCTACACCGGTGTCTTCCATCAGATGACCTGTGAAAACTGTCACGCCTCCGGCTGGGTTTGCGGGAGAACGCTTACCACGCTTCCATTGATGGATGTCGTCCAGGTGCTAAACGTCAGGCTAAAGGAGGTTCAGCAGCAGTTGGCAGCCGCTCAGCGCGCTTTGGCCGGAATGGGCGTCGATGCGGGTCCTGCTCGGCAATACAACGAGAACAACCGCCGCGGCGCGGGCGGCACCAACTACACAGGGGATTGAGCCATGGCCTTCACACCGAGCTTTAAAGAACGCACCGCCGAGGATCTGCTCGAGCATTGGGGCCGCTGGGTTGTCCTTGGCTCCGGCGTGTCCTGCTGCGCCTCTCGCGAGAACACCGTGCTGTCGCCGATGATAACCGACGACGACGCGCTGCTGATCGATGGGTTGATGGGCCGACTGCTCAAGCGGTACCCAGAATGCGGCCAGGTACTGATGAAGTACTACACCAGTCGTGACACCTCGCTGATGGAGGTCGGCAAGAAAATGAAGTTCGGCGAAGAGAAGACGCGCGGGCTCTGGAAGGCCGGTATCGCCTGGATCGATGGGGCATTAGATATTCGTCGTCAGGCTGCTTGACGGCCCCGGTCCCTGCATATAGATTTCTCGTTACTTTGCGGTTTTTCCGCGAGCAAAGCCCGGCCCTGAGTTGGGCTTTTTGCTTTCTACAGTTCATAGAGCCTCGGCATTCGCCGGGGCTTTTTCGTTTTCGGCTCCACCACACCCGTTGCTATGGCCGGGAGTGCTGATGGGGCCGGATTTATCAATCTCCCCGAGAGGGAGGAAATCCGGATGCCACCCATGCCAGACAAGCCAGACACGTGGGCCCAAATCTGGCTGGCCCTCTCGAACCCGCTATGGCAGGGCGCAATCATGGCCGTCACGATTACTCTTCTTCGGGTGTTGTACGAAGCGAAAGAGCCAAACAAGTGGCGGATCATCTTGGAGGCGCTGATTTGTGGCGCGCTCAGCCTGTCGGCCAGCAGCATTATCGAGTGGATGACCTGGCCGCCTAGTTTGTCCGTTGCTGCCGGTGGTGCCATTGGCTTCATTGGCGTTACGGCGATCAGGGACATGATTATCCGCTTCTTGGGCAAGAAGGTGGATTCGGCATGAAGGCGATCGCGGCAGCAATCATCATCGCTCTGGTGGGTCTTCTGCTGGTCGGCATTCAACAGTCACGGGTTGAAGACCTTCGCGAAGAGAAGCGCGTCGAGACCCAGGCCAAGGATGACGCCATCAAGGCCAACACCGAGAGCCAAGCGACTATCACCTCGCTGCGCGATGAAGCGAAGCGAAATGCTGCATATCAGGCCGATCTGGCAAAGCGGCTCAAGGCCAGCCAGGACAAAGCGAAAAAGGCGGAGAAGAACTTTGAAGACCTCAAGCGCAACAGCAAGCCTGTTCGTGAC